AACAAGATTAACAGCAGCAAATGAAAGTAAAGCAGCAATAGAAAGTATAGCAGTAATTCCAACTGATGATACAGAATATCAGGTATGGGTAATTGTTAAAAGAACAGTTAATAGTATTACTAGAAGGTATGTAGAATACTTAAATGTATTTGATTTTGACCAAACAGATAACACAACATTTAATTTTTTAGATAGTGCTTTAAGTTATAGTGGTGTAGCAGTTTCAACTATTTCAGGTTTAGATCACCTTGAGGGACAAGTTGTAGGAATATTAGCAGATGGTGCAACGCACCCAAATAAAACTGTAACTTCAGGATCTATTACTTTAGATCGTTCTGCAAAGAATGTTAAGGTAGGATTAAACTATACATCTTTATTACAAACAATGAGATTAAATGGTGGCTCACAAGATGGTACATCACAAGGTAAGACTAAAAGAATATATGACATTACAGTAAGAATGTTTGAAACGATTGGTGTTGAGGTGGGATCAAACTTATCTGATATGGAAAGAATACCTTTTAGATCATCTGCTGATTTAATGGATGAAGGCATACCACCATTTACAGGAGATAAACAAGTTGAGTTTAGAGGAAATTATGAGACAGATGGTTTTATCTATGTTAGACAAACTCAACCTTTACCTTTTACAATTTTATCGCTATACCCTAGGTTGACAACAAATGATGGATAACACACTACATATAGTTCCTTATACTGCTGAACATGGAAGATTTATTTTATCATGTCAAATGAATCATAAATTAATGGATGAAGATGCCAAGTATGAAGGAGACGCAATGAATTTAGTAGAAGAGAATTTAGCTTTTACAGGTACTGTTAATGACAAACCTATCTTTGCTGCTGGTATGAAAATGGTTTGGGGACAAGTTGCAGAAGGTTGGGTTATTGCTACACATGAAGTTTGGCAACATCCATTGGCTGTAGCGAAAGCAATAAAAAAAGATTTTGCACGAGTTGCTAAAAAAAATAATATTAAAAGAGTTCAAACTGCTGTAAGGGTAGATTTTGATAAAGGTTTAAGATTTGCTAAATGGTTAGGTTTAGAGAATGAGGGTTTAATGAAACACTATGGTTTTGATGGTTCACATCAATACAGATATGCGAGGATTTTCTAATGAGTTGGATACAAGCAGCAGCTACAGCAGCAACACCTTATGTAACAGCAGCAGCACCTTATGTGGTAGCAGGTACAGCAGTAATGGGTTATCAGCAAGCAGGAAAAATTGGTAAATTTAATCAATCTGTTGAAAATCGTAATGCTGCAGTTAAAGAACAAAATAATGAAATTTTAGACAGTAAACTTGATTTAGAATTAGCTCGTTTTGAAGAAGAATTAATAAAATTAATTTCATCACAAAAAGTTACTACAGCTAAATCAGGTGCAGTTATTGGAACAGGTACTGCTCAAAATATAAAATTATCAACCTTATATAAAGCTGAAATTGATAAAGATATTGCTAATTATAATAATGAAATTGCAAAAGCTAGAAATTTAGAAGAAGCTAATTTTAGTCGTATTAAAGGATCAATAGCAAAACAAAGAGCCAAAATGGAACAAATACAAATTGCTTCTTCAGTAGGTTCAACACTATTAACAATGAAAGGATAATTGATGGCAAGAGATTATAAATCAGAATATGCAAATTATCATTCTAAACCAGAACAAAAAAAGAATAGAGCTGGAAGAAATGGAGCAAGAAGAATTATGAAAGCAAAACATGGATCTAGTATATTAGGTAGAGATGTAGATCATAAAGATAGAAACCCTAGAAACAACAGTACAAGTAATTTAAGATTACAATCTAAATCTACAAACAGATCAAGGAATAGTTAATATGCCAAAGATACCTGTATATAAATCTCAAATAAATATGACATCTGTTTCTCCTAGTGTAGAAAGTAATGTTAGCATAAATCCATCAGATAATATTTATAGAGCAACAAAACCTTTAACTGACTATATTGCAAACGAATATGTTAAAGAAGCAAAATTAGAAGCGGATAACAAAGCAACATTAGCTTTAAATGAATTATTTATTAATCAAGAAGATGGAACAAAAGGTTTATATAGTATTCAAGCAGAAACTAAAACAAATAGCAAACCATTAGAAGCTGCGGCAGCATTTGATTCTAATGTTAATAAACTTTGGGATTATGCTAAAGCAAATAAATTACAAAGTTTTAACAGTTTTACACAAAAAGCATTAGAAAAAAAATTTTTTGCTACAGCAGGATTATTTAAATCTAAAGGTTTATTAGGATCAAGACAAGAGCAAATTTTAGAAACTAAAAAAATAACCAATGATGTTGTTTTAAAAGAAAGTTTAGCTTTAGTTTTAAATGGTATGGAATATTTACCAGCTTATAAAAACAAAATAGAAGCAAGATTGCTTGAAGAATCAAGTATTACAGAAAAAGGTGTTTTAAAAGAAGAGCTTAAAACAGCTTTAATTTTTGGAGAAATACAATTAGCAAATTCTTTAGCAAAAGACAATCCTCATCAATTAAAAAAAGATATTTCTAAATTTACAAATTTAACTCTTCCACAAAAAAGTACATTACTGGCAGCAGCTGATGCAACTATTTTAAGTAACAATACAGCATTTTTTACATCTGGTATGGAGCTTACAGCAGACACCACGTCTAAAGATATATTAGAAGAATATGAAGCAATTATAAACCAAACATTTAATGGAGACATAGATAAAATTAAGAAATGGCAAACACTTTCAGATTCTGATAAATCAGTTATAATAACTGAAGCTAAGAAAATAAGAAGAGCAAATACTTCTGAAATAAACAATAGAAATACCGCAATACTTAATGAGCAAAAAGATGAAAGTATTAATAAATATAGAGATTTTTTTAATGATTCAAAAGCATTAGAAACATTAGATTTATTAAAAATTAATAAAGTATTTGGTGAACCTAAAAATTTATATGAACAGGAAGCCAAATCACAAATAGTTGAATTATCTACAAAAATTGGAGAAAAAGAATTTTCAAATGTAAATAATTATTATAAAAATTTTAATATTCAAAAAGCAATATTGTCTGGACAAGTAAAAGATCATATTACTCCATTTATTTTAGATGGAGAAACAGAAGCTAAAAGTATTACACAAAGAGTTGGAGATGGAGTTTCTAAACAAGAATTTGGTTTTTATTTGAATTACCTTTTACCCAACATAGAAAATGAAACATTTATAAAAGATCATAAAAAATTGTATGCTAGAATTGAAAGTCTACAAACAGTTATTGAAGGACCAAGTTCTTTAAAATATTTAGATACCACTCTTGATAATAGATTAAATAATTTTCAATCATCAATGATTGTTAATTTTTCAGAAGGACTTAAAAAAGGTTATAGTGCAGACGAAATGTTAGATCCAAAAAATAAAAAATTTATTGGTAAAGAGTGGAAAACATTTCAACCTGATAAAGATTATATTACAAAAATTCTTTCTGAAAAAGCTGCAGAATCAACTGATACAACAGATATATTGTTACCTCCACCATGGAATCCAGATAAATATAAAACAGTAGATGATTGGTTAAACTCGGTAGAATATAAAGAATATGAAATAAAAAAGAAAGCTCAGTAATGCCTTTAGTTGTAGATCAAATTAATGATATGATTTCAGCAGGAGTTCCTCTTAAAAAAATTAACTCATTTAAAGAAAATAAAATCTTGGAAATGCGACAAGCAGATATTCCTGTTGAAAAAATAACTGAAGCATTTGGGGATGTAAAATACGACAGAACAGATATTAAAAATTATTGGAAGTCTATTTCAGAAGAAGTAAAAAAAGATATAAATCCAGCTGACAAAGTTGATTGGTCGCAAATAGAAAGTATAGACGATATTCCAAAAGAAGTTAATGCTGCAGATAGAATAGAAAAATATTTATTTGGTACTGATGAGAGATACCAATTTAAACCTTATATGGAAAAAGCTCTAGGAAACTCTGGAGTA